GTTGTATTCTTAAATCAATAATAATATTTTTAGTTACTTGGTCAGTTGCTGAAGTCGATACTTGTTCATTCTGTGAAACAAGTTGGTCTAATTGAGCAGATAATATTGCATTTTCGAGAGCAGCCGCTGCCAACTCTACCGATTCAGGTGTTGGTATCTCTGGATCTACCGAACTTGTAATCTGAGGGATAAATTCAGTAAAATTAGCATCATAAAACGATGAAATTTTAGATTTATCATAGATAAAATCCCTTAAGTTAAACGCTAAATAATGATTCTGAAATACAGAAGATGACGGATTTAAAATCATATTTCCGACTTCATCAAATCGGTAAGCATATGTTCCGTGATTTATAAAAGTGGATATTTGTTGAGAAAAATCAGCCATATTATCTAACTATTTTAAAGATATCATTTTTATCGAAGGTATATATCGAACCACTTTGCTCGGTCTTGATTAAAATCTTAAAATACCTTTCCTGTGGTAAGCCTGTTGTATCAAGGAAGAAATAGCTTCCACTTATATCACAGCTTATCTTAGTATAATTATCAAAATCGACAATAATTTGTTCGGTTTCGTTATCTTTTATAGCATAATATGATGTATTAGGCAAATACTGGGGAGTGAGAAACTGAGAGAATTGAGTCTTCCTATTGAAGTTCTTTAATGGAAATTCTGGTCGAGAAAACACATTCACTCTAATAATGTTGCCAGCCTTCACTGTAGGAGGTAGATTTTGAATAACCGTGACAAATGGTGTTTCAAACTCTACTGGTTCAAGGTCATTTGATTCAATTACAACACTACTTGTATAAGAAAAACTTGAAGTATAAACACTTCCACTTAATTGCAAAATCAAATCGTCTCCCAGAAACATACCATCTATAAATTGACCAACAAAACTTGCACTATTTGAACTTGTTCCGTATATTTCATATAATCCCAAAGCATTTCCATTCACATAAGTTCCTTGTACGTGAGCATACGCATATGGGTCAATTCCAGATGGAATAGGAATATACACCAAAGAACCCAGTAATGCTGCTATATTCCAAGAACCAGTTAAATAAGCAATTGTAAACTTATGATTAGAATAGTATGCTGTAAATGTGCTACCACTAAATGGTCCACTAATAAATGACCCCGTAGCTAATTGAACAACAAACGATTTTCCACATGACCCCGTTATTATGGATGAAGTTATAGTCATCGTTCCAACTGAATATCCAAAAACTGGAGAATTATCAATATTACCACTAATCCCAATTCCATCAATAAATCCAGAGAAATAATAATTGTTAACATCTAAATAAGTTCCAGACCCAGTACCTATGAGGGAAATAGAACCTGTAGTGTATATCCCACCAGTATATAATCCAACATATGATATGGCTGACATACTTCCGCTTATTAATCCACTAATCACACTTCCAGAAATTACGTGGCTTTGAGTGTATTCGGTATTAATTCCGTCTATAGACCCAGTGAAATATGATGCTGAGAAGTTTCCACTACCAGTGAATATTCCAGAAGCACTCATGACATTTCCATATAATGAACCAGTAAAACTTCCAGAAAACTCAAATATCTGTCTATCGTTAAAAATCTCATTAGATGTTGTAATATAGTTTTTTGCTAATGTCAAAGCTGTACTTGCTGAAAATGACCCACTAATACCACCTGTAAGAAAAGACCCGCTTTGTATTGATGCTGTTATACCTGAGCCGATGGTCGATATCCGAACACTTTCGGTAAAATTACTTCCTGTAATAAAGGATACATCATTCCACCCCACATCCAAATATGGGGAGTAAATAGTATTAGTATCCTGACTGAAAAAATACGTAATGTTGTTATCCAATGTTTGTTCGCTACTGTTAAACAAAATGAATCCTTCATTTGGTATAGTTCCTGAAAGCCACGCATTTGCAATAGGAGTTACATTCATAGAAATATCTCCTACTTTATACCCAAATGACTGGCTTGTGATATACCCCAAATACCATGTAGCACCACCCCTCGCCCAAGAACCAGTAGCACTACCAGGATGGGTTATAAAGTCTATTGGTGTAGTTCCATTCGGGTCAGTCACAGGATACCAAACATTTCCAGACGAATTATCTCTATAATTCCAGCTAGCACCATCTGTAGAACCACCATCAGACCAATAGCCCGTTCCCATAGCCCAACTCTGGCTAATAGGCATAGCATAAACACTATATTGGAGGGGAACTTCTTCTTGTCTAGCCACCCTAAGATTCAATTTAAACTCAGGAGACACTATATCTCCAGACGCTATAGACTTGGAAATTTCAGTTATATTAAACTTTATCAGCGACCTATCTGTGGTCTGTATTGTTTGAGTGACCACATGCGATTGAGATAGTGTATTCGTTCCAGTAATCACACCAGATATGATTCTACCACTAAATCCATACAAATATCCATCAAATACTGTTAATAATACTGTTGATAATGACCCACTAATAAATCCGTTAATCCCACCCGTAGCACTTATGCTACCACTAAATCCCACTAAACTTCCTGTGAAGTTTGAACTACTAAGAGCTGACGATGTTATCCACCCATTATAACTTCCTGTGAGGATTCCATTGAAATATGATGATGTAAATTTGGTTGTTCCTGCTGTGTTCAAAATAGACCCAGAACTGTATATAGAACTACCACTTAAAGACCCCGATGTAATGAGACCGGTAAAATATGCTACACACCAATTACTCACTGATTGAGTAGAATAACTAAATTGCGATGTTGGAGCATAGTATTTTGACGTTACGTTTGTGGTGTCAACACGAAGCATCTCATCCAACCCAAAATTAGAATTACTATATCCCAATCGGTTTGTTATGTAGGTGTCTTGGAGTGGATAAATGAAATGATGCATATTAGTTTTTTACAATTTTTGCTGGAATAATTTTTAAATTGGCTATTTTAGCAGCGTTGACTCTATGATGTCCATCCATTACCATCCAACGGTCGCCCCTCTTTTTGATTTCTATAGGGTCCAAAAAATATCCACGAATTTTAAATTCTTTTGCAAGAGATTGAATACTTTTAACACAATTTCCATTTCCATATTGGTGTGCCCAATGCTCTTCATCACAACCGCCATCACTATACCACTTAAAATAATCCAATTGGTCAATAGGAACTTCAATTATTCTTTCTTCATTCTCTACCATCAATTGTTTTAACTTAATCATATCGGTTCCTATTACTTCTTCTTAAGAAAATTTTAAATCACAGATGCACGAATGTCTTTATCAGGGTATTTAACCTCAAAAATAGACGGGTCTAACGATGGAAACACTATATCGTTTTGTGTAGCTGCGTTAATATCATATTCCACAAGAGAATAATCATCACCACCCGTAGTTAATGGAGTTAGGTTCTTTATAGTCAAAGATGCTACACTTTGAACGCCCTCAACTTTAGCGATTTCCAGTCTTAAACTACTCAAATTAATGGCTTGAGAAAATTCCCAATTGTCTATATTGAAGAAATCCTTAACAGCATTTATAGAGTTAACTAACACTTCTTTTTTGTTATATCCCTTATACACAGTAATAACAAACTCCACACCAATGTTAATCACATATCCGTCTATTATATTGATTCCGTCTGTTAACATCCTATATTGTCTTAAATAAGTGAGAAGATTAGATACTAACGCTTCATTAGGAACCGTAAGATTCTTGTTGGAATCATATGATAAAACATATAAGTTTACAGAAAATGGATTGCTTCTATCAAACGCTATTTTCCTGAAATAGTTTTGAGTATTGTTATTATTGACCGTTGCTACGTTCTGTTCGTTGACGGTTCCTGTTAAAATTTGATTTTGGTTTACGTCTAAACTGTTGTATGTGATGACTTGAGCTTTAGCTACTCCGCCGTATTTTGGAGGTAAAGAATATACTCTACCCAAGTAGTCGTTCTGAGTAACAACACGATTTTGACCAGCAAAGTTAGCAATAGCATTTTGACGAATAGCCTCATCTGACTCAGGTCCCATACCACCTGTAGTAGCATCTTCATTGTTAACCCGTAAGGATGTTCTTACAATATTGAAAGTATTCAACTCTTCTATGGTCATACCTTCAGTAATATTGTCCAAATGAACACTATCTACATTAACAATAGAATTTGATGGGGAATCTGACTCGTAACCACCACCTATAGTATATGTTACTGTAAGTGTAGTGTTGATTGGTGCTAATCCATATGAATCGTTTTTTAAGAAATTAGACGGGTCGAGAGATAGGTTTAAAGTGCTAATATTCGACAATCCTACACCAACCTTCTGAGAACTTAGATTGATAATCTCATCAGCAAACCCACTTGTTCCAGAACCGAATTCCAAATATGTACGATTATTTTCATCTACATTAACCGTAAATCGCCTCGAAGTCTTAAGATACTTCAAAATATAAGGAACTACTCCCCTGTATTTGGATAGCATACCTTCGTTAGTATCATTGTTAGGAACGTTGTATAAAACCGTTTCTTGAGCTAAATAATCTACCTCATACCAAATGTTATTATCGGAATCTACCACCTTAATAATCTCCAAAACGTTAGATTCGTTCAAATAAAGCTTCAAAAACGGTTGAATATCTCCCACAGGAAACTGCTTCGCAATCAACTTACCAGACCTAATATTTGCCGTTTTTTGGAGTAAGAAATAAGTAGGAACCCCAGTTGAATCACGTTCTTGAACGGTGGTGACTCGGGGAGACAAAGCAGTATCTACAGAGAAATCTACTGGTTCATTCGTTAAAAATGATGACCCACCATTGTTAGATAACTGCATGTTATCTTCAATATTTAATGAAAACTTTTCGTCTGGAACGTAAGCACCAGTAGAATCCGTAGTTGCTGGACAGACCTGAAATACATCTACTTTACCGGTTGCTCCTCTGGTTGGTTTCGTTGTATAACCAAGGAATTTCGCTAAAGCAATGATGTTTTTTCTCTCTTGGGTGTTAAATAGGAGACTTTCTTTGAAGGTATAATCAGTGTAATATGAGAGGACATCACCCACATACGAAGCCATTTCAATGAACATCATTCCCGGGCTGCTTTCATTAAAGTCATTATATGTATTCGGAAAATAATATTTTGCAAAATTTATCAAACCCGACTTAAACGATGAAAAATCGCGATTTATGTATCTAACTTCTTTGTTTTGCGGTTGAAAACTTTTTTGCGTTGTATTTGACATATTATTCCAATAAATTATCCACCGTAACTGTTACGGTGTCTGTCTGTTTCGTCATGTTTAACATGAACACGACAGCTACTTCCAACTTATAAATATCTCTATCATTACTACTTTTATCACTTTTAAATAGATTTGATGTAATATTTACTACAGTAATATTAGGAATCCATGCGGATATATCCTCTTTTACAATCTGAGACGCCATATCTGGCAAAGCATCAGTGTTTTGTTCAAATACTAAACTCCATAATCGAGACCCAAACGTAGGTTGCATACGTCTTTCACCTGGTCTTGTGTTTAATAGGTTTATTATGTTTGATTTGACCTGTGTTAATGTATCAAACGACTGTTCAAAATATCCATTATTACCATCTCTAAGTGGTAAAGTGATTCCTATTGGAGTCCGTGGAATTGTATTAGCCATAAATTATCCTGATAGAACTTGAGAAGCGTTGATTAGTCCGCTTCCTCCAGTTTTTTTGGTTTCATCAATTTTCCTCATGATTGCTCGAAAATCTTTCTTGAATACATTTTTCAATGAATCGGGAATTTCTACTCCGGAATCCAATGCAGATGGAACATCAGGAGTAGCTGTCACTATTCCTTTCAAATAATCAAGTCTTGATTGTGGAGCACTTACACCCACACTTTCGTTCCTTCCAATCTTATCAAACCCCCCCATTAAACTGACAAGAGAGGAACCGCCCTCTAATGACTTAGGATTGGGTTTAAAGTTTCTAGCGGTTTCTGCTAGAACAGAGGCAAGTTTGGGGTTGCTGGTCTTAATGATTGCAGCAGCCGGTCTTTCCTCCGCTGGTTCATTCATTATACTGTCCACTGTGTCTTCGTGTGTGTGTGGAAGCATATTAGATGTGGGAGATTTAACTTCTTTTATGAGCTCAACTAACACTTTACCCATAGCTTTGTTAACTTCTTCTTTCACCAATTGGCGAATTACTTTCTTTAGTTCGTCTATTTTCATATGTTTATATTCTTTATATTTTATCTAAATAACTTCTTTAAAAAACTAACTCCAGAAATCTTACCAAGAATACCAACAACCGTTGGAGGCTTAGCTGCAGCTGCTAATACCGCTGCATATGTAGCCGCTGCCTTTGCAGTCGCAGCGACCGCGGCTGCTTTTGCTTCAGCTGCTGCTTTGGCCGCTGCTGCTTCTTCGTCTTCTTGTTGTTTTATAATTGATGCTAGTTCAGAAGCTGGAATACTAGCTTTAACACTGTCTTGAGCAGCAGTCAAATCAGCCGCACTCAAATTTTTAGCCATAGCCGCGGAAGCATCACCGGCCATATTTCTGATTTTTGGCATCACTCTTGGGTTTATCGTCGGAACTGCTGGAGCCCCCGGTAAGGATGGCACACTTGGAGCTGTCGGAATACTCGGCAAAGCGGGTGGTTTGATTCTTACAAAAGAAGCCTTCGCTGTAGAAGTCATCTTAGATGGG